ATGAGTGGTATGGGAGGTGTTGCTTACAGTAACTAATTTTTTTATCTCAAGATAAAACATTTATTAAATATTAAAAATATATATAGAATTTTAATATTTTTGTTAATTTTTTTTTGTACAGTAATTATATATAAATTATGGGAGGAGGTTTAATGCAACTCGTAGCCTATGGCGCTCAAGACGTTTACCTTACAGGTAATCCACAAATCACTTTTTTCAAAGTTGTCTACAGAAGACACACCAACTTCGCATGCGAAGCAATAGAACAAACTTTCAATGGGTCTCCTGCTTTAGGAAGCAGAGCCACTGTACCAATCACCAGAAACGGTGATTTAGTTACCAAAATGTGGTTAAAAACCACATTTACTTCAACAGCTGATAAAGCTGTTGATAGAGTTGGTTTTGCTTTAATCAAATCAGTTGAATTACAAATTGGTGGAACTAAAATCGATAAACATTATGGAAGATGGTTACACATCTGGAATGAACTAACACACTCTTCAGATCACGATGGTTCCAGAACTCAAATGATCGAACAAGGAGCAGGTTCTGCATCTGATATATTATATGTTCCCTTACAATTCTTCTGCTGCAGAAACGATGGTTTAGCTTTACCATTAATTGCTTTACAATACCACGATGTTAGACTTGAATTCGAATTTGAAAGTCAAGCTAACCTTGATATTGATGGTACTCCAGATGCTGCAATTAGTAATACAAGTTTACTAGTAAATTACATTTACTTAGATAGTGAGGAAAGAAAAAGATTCGCACAAGCTTCTCATGAATACTTAATTGAACAATTACAATACACTGGTGTTGAAACTGTTGTAGCTAGCAAAGCTAACAAAATTAGACTAAATTTTAATCATCCAGTTAAAGAATTAGTATGGGCAGTCACAAAAGCATGGGATGGTAACTCTGGTGCAGTAACTGATTTCACTAACTATGGAGCAGGTAATGCAACTACTAACTCAACAGCAAAAGCCTTACTTCAATTAAATGGACACGATCGTTTCTCAGAAGAAACTGGCAAATACTTCAACTATGTCCAAACACATACACATCACTCTAGAGCCCCTGCTGCTGGTATTAATGTGTACTCATTTGGACTTAACCCAGAAGAACATCAGCCATCTGGAACATGCAATTTCTCTAGAATCGATAATGCTACATTAACTGTCACAACTGCTGCTAATTCCGGTACTCAATTATACGTATATGGTGTCAACTATAATGTATTAAGAATTATGAGTGGTATGGGTGGTGTTGCTTACAGTAACTAAATTTATTATCTTAAAATAAATTATTTAATTATTCAAAAAATATATAGTATTATACTTTTTGACTAAATTTTTTTTATCCCATAATTATATATAAAATATGGGTGGAGGTTTAATGCAACTCGTAGCCTATGGCGCTCAAGACGTTTACCTTACAGGTAATCCACAAATTACTTTTTTCAAAGTTGTCTACAGAAGACACACCAACTTCGCATGTGAAGCTATTGAACAAACTTTCAATGGATCACCATCTTTGGGAAGCAGGGCAACTGTCCCAATCACCAGAAACGGTGATTTAGTCACTAAAATGTGGTTAAAAACTAAAATTGCAACTAGTGATACATTAGTAAAAGCATCTAAATCAGATACTGAATACCAATATATTATTGAAGGTACTCCTTCAGTTAATGCAATGGTGCATGCTGCTGGTAGTAAAGACATTAAAGTCGAAGGAACTGCTGCAAATAGAATTACTGTTACTGTAGCAAATGAACATGCTGCATTTGATGCAGGATTCACTACAGCTGTAGGAGATATTATTAAATTAGAAGGATATACTAATACTGATTACAATGGATCTTTCGCAGTTCAAGCTGTAACACAAGCTTGGGGTCAAGGAGCTACTGATGGTATATATGTTTGCCATGCACCTGGTATGGCTACTGGTACTACAGCAGAAACATCAGATGCTGCAACACACAAAATAGCAGTATTTGACAAAACAGCAAATGACGAATATGAAACATTCGATTGGGGAACTGATGTTGGTTATTCATTAATTAACAGTGTTGAATTACAAATCGGTGGTACTAAAATTGATAAACATTACGGAAGATGGATGCACGTATGGAGTCAATTAACTAAATCTGCTGAACATGATAACTCACATGAACAAATGGTTTCCCCAGTAATCTCAACAACAAACTCTCATGAACTATACGTTCCATTACAATTTTTCTGCTGCAGAAACGACGGTTTAGCATTACCATTAATTGCTTTACAATATCACGATGTTAGACTTGAATTTGAATTCTCAAGTGGACAAAATACAGTTAAAAACTTAGAAGCAGATGGAACTGTTGGATCCAAAGGTGGTAACGTATCATTATCTAATACAACTTTATTAGTAAATTACATCTACTTAGATTCTGAAGAAAGAAAAAGATTCGCACAAGCTTCTCATGAATACTTAATTGAACAATTACAATTTACAGGTGTTGAAACAATTACTGCAAGTGCTCCTAATAAAGTTAGACTTAACTTTAACCATCCAGTTAAAGAATTAGTATGGGCTGCTGAAAAATCTGCTGATAACGTAAACCATTTTGATTTCAGTAATGGTTCATCAGTTAACCCAGTATCAAAGGCTTTACTTCAATTAAATGGTCACGATCGCTTCGCAGAAGAAGAAGGTAAATTCTTTAACTACGTCCAAACTCACACACATCACTCTAGAACTCCTTCTGCTGGTATTAATGTTTACTCATTTGCCCTTAACCCAGAAGAACATCAACCATCTGGAACATGCAATTTCTCTAGAATCGATAATGCTACATTAACTGTCACAACTGCTACCGCTGGAACTAGAATGTTTGTATATGGTGTCAATTACAATGTTTTAAGAATTATGAGTGGTATGGGGGGTGTTGCTTACAGTAACTAAAAAATTTGATTTTTTAAATTTTATTTATATTATTATTAATAATATAAAATGAATAAAGATAATGATTTTAAAAAGTTATCTAATGAAGAATTAATAAATTTAAGAAATCTTACGAAAAAAAAAAAATGGGAATATTACAAGAATTTTAATAAGTTAACAGATCAAGTGAAATACCTAGAATCAATCATTTATAAAAATTGTGATCATATATGGGACTATGATGATAGTACATCAGGACCATATGATGGTCCTGATAAAATATGTAATAAATGTAAGTTATATAGACATAATTATATGTATGAATATCATAATTAGACATGTTTTTTAAAAACTAAACTTATTCTATCATTAGTAATTTTTTTATCTTTAAGAACTCTATGTTGATATTTCATTTGACATCCTTTCTTCATATATAATAGATCTCCATTTTCTAACAAAATTTTTTTTTTATTATCATAGTTCCCTATTTCTCTAAAACTTATATATCTAGAACTTCCAAAACTTAGTACAACAGTATCTTCATCCCATTCATCGTAAATTGCATCGGAATGATATCTCATTCCTATATTACCATCCTTATAATAATTAATTAAGACAGAATCATAACTAACACCATAATTATTATTAATTATTGTTTGAATTTTTTTTATTGTTTTAGATGTAGCACATGGTTTCATTATTTTACTGCCATAATTATAAGTGTAACCTAGATCAGACATCCAACATGTTTTACGTTCTTCTAATATTTTTATGTCACCGAATTTAATTACATCTTGATTAAAATGCATTTCTTTTTTTAAGTCATCAATAATATTATCATCTATAAAATGTTTAATAAGACCAAACATTATATATTAATCTTTTAAAATTTAATACTTAATATATATTAATACTTCAATTTTATTAAAATTTAATACTTAAAATTTTGTTTTAGGTATTAAATTATATATTATAAATAATACATAAAGATTTAATTATATTTATGAAATAATGAGTTCAAAAAAACCAGATTACTTAATAGATGATGTTAAAATACATAATCAAACTTTTGCATGTATGTCACTAATTACACCAGTTACATTAAAAGGATGTTCTAAACATCTACTTAAATGTAGAGGAGTTTATGGAAATGAAAATAGAGCAGTTGATAGATGTAAAGAATTAAATGAGAAGGATCCAACTTTTGGTGTCTACAAAGTAGATGTTGGAAAATGGATCGCGTGGAAAGATAATGTTAAAGAAGGAGAAGATCCAAATGATGAATTAAATGAACTAATGAAATTATATAAAAAAGAACGTTCAGAATCTAAGTTAATTCATGAAAAAAGAAAACAAGAATTACAAAAAAAACAAGAAACTACGACAGAAGTTGTTCAAGAAACAGTTCAAGAAACAGTTCAAGAAACAGAACTTAAAGATGACACTGAATCAGTTCCTGAAAATGCAAAAAAAATTAGTTATCTAACTGAAGATGATGAGATTAGTGGGCAAAAGTTCTATTGCATTTCATTTTTAACTCCAGAACAACTTGAAAATAAAGAAGCTGCATCTAATTTTTCTGTTAGAGGTTTTAAAATTAGAGGAATGTTTAATACTGAGGACGATGCGAAAGAACATTGTAGTAAATTACATAAATCTGATCAAAGTCATAATATTTACGTTGCACAATTGGGACATTGGGTAAGTTGGGCAGATAATACAGAAAATGCAGAAGATTTTGAATATTCGAATAAAGATCTTAATAATCTAATGAAATCCCACAAAGAAAATCAACAAAAAGCTAAAGAATTTACTGCTGAGCAAAAACAAAACATGATGAATGAAAGTTTAAATACTCTTAAGAAAGATGAGAATGTTAGTGATATAGTTAGTGAAATTATAGAAGAATCATTTGAAGAAGAAATTAATGTTGAAGAATTAAATAATCAAGATACAAATTTAGATGAAGTAAATAAAGAACTAGAAGAAGCAAGAAAAATGTATAAAAAATTATTAGAAGAAGAGAATAAATCAACAGAATAAATTAAAATATATAATTTATATATATGATAGATTATATATTAGATTTATTAGGTTATAACCCTAATAGACCAACGGAGGTATTAAATTTTAGATTTATAATATTAGTATTATTTCTAATTGGAGTTATA